TGAGTGTGGCAGTCAACCTCGCTTGCAAGTCTGGATCTGACACCGTGACGATTGGATGCAACAAGGACGACGAAGAGCAGTTCCCAGACTGTCGGCGTGGATTCATTGAAGCGATGCAAAAGACAGTCAACGAATCTGGTTACAGCGTTGAAATTTGCGCTCCATATCTCGACAAGCGAAAATGGGAAATTGCTGGACTCGCCAGAGATATGGGAATCAACGGATCCAACATTTGGACTTGCTACAACGGTGGGTTGAAACCCTGTGGAGTATGTCCCGCTTGCAAGAAGCTCAAAGATTCTGGCCTATGATCGTGATGTTGGATACATCCACAGACTTTGATCTGTGCGAGAGCGAATTGGGAGTAAAGGTTGAGCAGTTGTTCACTCCACTTACGGGTCTGAATCCAAAGCGTCCAGAGGGTCGATTTGGAATCGACAACGGAGCTTTCAGCAAGTTCAACGCTGATGCTTTTATGCGGACGCTCAAAAAGCATGAACCCAGAAAAAATCTCTGCCGGTTTGTAGCTGCACCGGATGTTGTCGGTTCTGCGATCAGAACTCTGGAGTGTTTCCAGCGTTGGAGTCCAAAGTTGACCGGCTGGCCGATTGCGCTGGTCTGCCAAGACGGGCAAGAGAATCTCACAATTCCTTGGGATGAAATCGACGCGATCTTTATCGGTGGATCAACTGAATGGAAAATTTCCCGTCACGCTGCTGCGATTGTCAAAGCGTCTAAGATTCTGGGAAAGTGGTGCCATATCGGGCGAATCAATACTCCCGGAAGATACGAATACTTTGAAGAACTTGGAGCGGACTCATGCGATGGAACTGGGCTGGCGAAATATTCTCATATGCGGGAATCCATAAAGCGGTCTATTGAAAATCCAAAATTATTATGAAATCAAACAAACCCATCGTTGCCGTTGACCCTGGTGTCGGCGGCGGATTCGCGGTCAACACACCGGACGGAATCGTCCTGTTAAAGATGCCGGAATCACTGCCGGACATCTGCGCGCTGATCAATCAGCTAAAGGTGGCCAACTCAGAGTTATGGATCGAGGAGCTTCCGAACTTTGTGTCCCCCATGACGAAAAGCTCGTCGATGGCCGTGCTTCACAGAAACCTTGGTCGGGTTGAAGCTGCTGCATACGCATACGGATACGCTCTTCACAGAGCAGCTCCAAAAGCGTGGCAGGCTCCGTTAGGACTCGGCGGGAAAGCATCGTGCAAGGATTATTCCGATTGGAAGCGCAAGCTCAAGGCGAAGGCCCAGGAATTGTATCCACACCTAGATGTTACGCTCAAAAACTGCGACGCCCTGCTGATTCTGCACTATGCCATGGGAGGCGGCAGATGATCCGCAGATCCAATCGTCCTCCAACGGAGAGCGAGATAAAGCAAATGCTCATCGCCGCTTTCTGCATGGGCATGATCATCACGTCCGCGTACTTCATCCTATTTATCCTCAAATGAGCGAGAATGACCTGAAACCTCTCGCAGAGGAGACGGACGTTGAGACGCTTCGAGCGGCCATCGCAGAGTACCAATGGTTGGCCAAGACCTTATTCAAATCTTTGGGGTGCGGATGCTACGGAGGACATGACCTCTGCTACAACTGCACCCAAGCTGAGAGACACTACAAACACACAACCGAGACATACAAATAATGAGCGCAATTAAACAACAGACAATCCGAGTGGCAGACGCAGATGAATCCACGCCAAGAATAGACTTCGCCTACATCGACAAGAAGTACAAGGAATGGCTGGTTCGCCGTGGATTTTCCAATGAACTTGGAAACGAACTTGGAATGCGACGGCCAAACGGACGACGTGGCAAACGAATTGACCCTGATGAAATCTGAAATTACGCGAGAACAACTGTTGAAGGAAGCGCCTCGGCTGATCGAGTATGCCATTCTTCGCGGCTGGATGAGTAAGCCCAAACCAAAATCTGATGATGTTTGGCATTGCAGTGGATCAGGACATTTCGACGACGCTTCAGACGATGAAATACAGGAACTCCGCAAAAAGCTCGGTGGAGGTTGAACTCCTCTCCGACGACGTAGAGATACGGATCGGAGAAACCAAGTGGGCAGGCGTGGCCTACATGCGAGAAGGCAAGAGCAAGGTCTACGTTCGAACCAAAGCCGAATTCAAGGCCAAGTTCGTTCTGGTCGATGCGAAGCCCTAACCTATACATCGCCGCACAAGAGCAGCTCTTTGCGAAGTTTCAGTCACGCTCCATCGCCATCCAGCATTGGAGCAAGTACCTGATGACTCCCAAAGAGCTTGCTCTCCTTTTTCAGAAATTAGAGAAATCAAATTCTGTTCTTCGCGAGATAGCCAAGACTGATCTTGGCCAAAGCGGAGAGTTAGCGAGAAAACAACTTGGAATCGAATGAATCAATCAAAGATCGACCGTGCGCGTGCGTGGCTTAGAAACACGCCAGGAGCCGTCGCAGGTCAGGGCGGTCATAACGCGACCTTCGCAGTAGCAACCGCGCTCATACACGGTTTTGAGCTGAATGCGGGGGATGCGGAGTCGCTCCTGCATGAGTACAACGCGAAATGCCTCCCACCGTGGAAGCCGAACGAGTTGGCGCACAAGCTCGATCAGGCATCCAAGGTTCCGCACGACAAGCCGCGTGGCTGGCTTCTCGAATCGAATTCCGGCATGGGGCAGGGCGGAACTCCAGTATCACCCACCGGCAAGTTCGTGGTGCGAAAGATCCAAGCAATTCCGCAATCGGACTTTCGATTTTCAACCATAGATTTCTTAAAAGCCTGCTTTGAACCAGATGAAGTTGTCTGCATCTGCAATGACATCGTAAGCGACGATGAAGGTCGGACTCGGCCAAACTCCAAGGGTACATTCCTCAAGCGCGACGAATGGATTAAGAACCATTTCACGCCGCCCATCAGTTCCATGTGGAACGGTCCTGACAGCCGTGGCGCATACGTCCGCGTCAACCCATGCTTCGATGAGAGTGGATCGGATTCCGGCGTGGCAGCATTCCGCCATGTCCTCGTTGAGATGGACGAGAAGACCAAGGACGAGCAATGGACGATCCTCAAGGAGTCGAAGCTGCCGATGTCCGTCGTCATTGATTCCGGTGGCAAGAGCTTGCACGGCTGGGTACGAGTCGATGCGGCGAACAAGGAGGAATGGAACGAGCGTCGTGATGTCGTCTATCGCCAGTTAGAAGCTCTCGGCATCGATCCAAAGAATAAGAACGCAAGCAGGTTCAGCCGGTTAGCCGGTGTGATGCGCGATGGCAATGAGCAGAAGCTGTTGGCCATCAATGTGGGTGTCGTGAACTGGGATGCGTTCACGGACTATCTGGAGTCGCAGGACATGCCTCAGGAGTTCTCGCTCGATAGCATCATCGAGTACGACCCGAAGAATGATCCTGACAATCTGATCGGCGACAGGTGGCTACGTCGCGGTTCATCGCTTCTCTTCGTAGGCCAAAGTGGTTGCGGCAAAAGCTCGATGGCCGCGTATCAGGGGATGAAGTGGGCGTCCGGTGAAGCGTGGTTTGGTGTAAAGCCCGTCCGGGCGTTAAAAGTGGCTTACATCCAGGCGGAAAACGACATCGCCGATCAGCATGACGCACTCAAGGGGGCGGCTCAGATGACGTTTGGAAAGGAGAATTGGGAGCGAGGATTGCGGAGCGTGGACATGCTCTTCTTCCGCGAAACGGTTCGAACCGGAACAGACTTCGCCACAATGCTTCGCCGTCTCGTTCGCAAGACCAAAGCGGACTTGGTTTACATCGATCCGCTGCTCTCCTACATGGGCGGCAATCCTGCGGACATCGAGGTCTGCGCGAACTTTACGCGGCATCTGCTCCAGCCGATTATGATGGAGACGGGCGTTGTCCTGGTACTCGTCCATCACTTTCCTAAGCCGAAGGGCAAGGACGACAAACCGGAGAGCGTGGCAGATTTGGCCTACTCAGGATTCGGATCGTCGGATCTGACGAACTGGGCGAGAGAGGTGATTGTGATGAAGGAGGTTGGATTCAACAACCCGCGCAAGTTTATGCTCGGCATGGCGAAACGGGCTGACCGTTCCGGCATGACTGACAAGGAAGGAAAAGTCACCGGATCGATTATGATCCAGCGTGGTACAGGCGGCGACATCTCATGGAACTACGCGGAACCTGAGAAGTTTGTCGTTGATAAGGAGTCGGTTAAAAAGCCGTACTCCAAAGGACGATATCCTAAGCGTTAGCCTTCTCACGCTCAGCACGGCGACGACCTTTCGCAGCGAGCGATTGGAACTTCGCCTTGCCTAGCTTCTTGCGTCCGATGTAAGCCGCAAGTGCGCGAGGTTCTCTCACACCCTTCTTCTCAAGACTGCCGATCAGCTTCTCGTAACGACCGCCACCGCCAAGTTTCATCTTGTCCATAAATTCAAATAGGGTTTGAGGTTAAAACCGACAGAACAATCGCCAGAATCCATGCAGCGCAGCTCCAATACTTGGGCGTCGTCTTATCCTTCGCACTCGCGCAGTTATGCCGTGCGCGGAAGTTCTTCCGGCGCTCAGGATTGTCGCGTTTGATTTCCATGTTCGGATCGCCGAACCGGACGATGACAACCTTGCCAGCCGGATTCTTGACGTACACCGCGCTCTTCTTCCGCTCGCCAGGAGTGTAGAACGGCTTGTTGAGCGTCACCTTACGCCCCTTGTAGGTGTTACCTTTTTTGGAGAGGGAGGTTTTCATTCTGGTCGCTCCTCTTTGTTAAGCTGAATTCTGTCCGACTCCATCTTAAGAATGCGCGGCCACATGCGCTCAATTTTATTTATTTGGCTTTTTGTTGCTGCATCCAAAGGTTTCGAAACAATGTCAAGGTACTCTGGAGTTTTGAGAATCCTTCCAACCGCAGAATCGACCGCTTCTTTAAGACCTTTTTCCATGCCACGGTAAGCAGCGTAACCGCCCAATCCAATTCCAGCTCCAACGCCCCTTGCTGCATAATACCCAATGCCAGTTGCGAGTGTCGGCGCAATAACTTGGGTGAAAACGCTTGGTTTTCCAAGGTTTGAAACTTGGCTCAACTGATTTGCAACGGTGTTAATTTTCTGAACGCCAGCATCGCCAAGCAGACGCTGCGTTGCCTCGTAATACCTTCCTGGCGAATCGCTGCTTCCAACCAACTTAGAAATTTTGTCAGGGTTAATTTTTGTTCCATCAAAAGACTCGGATATGACCCTTCCAATCAGCATGTTTTGAGCATCGTTTATCAAGTCTGGTCGTTCTTTTCCGACCACCTCCATAAACCTGCGAACACGGTAATCAGATGAAATTTCAGCACTTTTTCCTGGAGCCAAGAAATCGATCAGATTAGATGGGTTAAAGCTTTCAAGTTGCCCTCCAGGCTGCATTGATTTTTTGACAACATCATAAAATCTATCCTTGGCAGCGCTAGTTGCTTCAACAGCTTGTTCCAGGGCTTTGTAGAGTGGAACTCCACCTTCTGTTGAAAACTCTCGAACAATCTCGTCCAATTTAAACGAATCAAGCGCATCACCCTTTGATGCACCCGCTTGATTTACACGCGCCCTTATTTTTGCCAGAGATTCAATAATGCGGTTTTCACGCTCAACAACATTTGATGCCTTCAGTTTGGCAAGCCTAGAAGTCACCGTGTCAAATTGCGAATTAACTGCATCAAGTTTTTTCTGCGCTCCAGTTATTCCGTCGTTAACCTGTTTTGTAAGACCGCTGATTTGAGAGGACAAATTTTTAGACTCGCTTTCAAGAACCGACCTTTGATCAATCAGAGAACTGTACTTTGACGCAACTGAGTTGATTTCAGAAAGGTCTGGGAACAAATCATTTACAACCTCTTTTTGAATTCCAGATGCAAATCCGCCTTTTCCTTTTGTTAGGTTCTTAAGAAAATCATTTGGATTTTCACCTTTGATTTGAGTGTAAACAAAATCTCTAAGGCTTGGTTCAATTTCGCCGTATCGCTCTCCAAGCATGTTTTTAAGAAGCTTGAGATTTTGCGCTCCACTTGCGCCAGCGATTGTAGAAACAATTCCAGGCATTCCACCGGACTCACCAGCTTGACGAAGAACCTTGTCAGCAAAAAACCCCTTGAACCGAGAAATGCCGGTGCTGTAAAATTTGTTTTCTTTTTCAAGAAGGGCTTTAAGGCCAGGATTGCTTGCCAATGCCTCATCAAGCTGATCGTTGATTCTGTCCAATCTCTCAAAGACAGAATAGTCAGCTTTCTGAACCTGCTTGTTGAAATCAATTTCTTTTAAAATCCCGCTTCGTTCTTCTCTGAGTTGATTGGCAGTTCTTACGACTTCTACTTCTTTTCCATCGGCTCCAATTTCTGTTAATGGAACCTTTTTCCCATCAGGGCCTATTTTAGTTAATGTTATTTTTACTTTATCAAGCTCAGGCTTAAGATCGGCATAGCCCTTTGCGCTTTGTTCTTTAAAAGCCTCAAGTTCTTCACGCCCGATATTTTGAACAAGTTGACCAAGTTCTTCTTTTGAAATTCCGGCAGCAGGACCATATCCACGAACGGCTCCAGCCTGAATATCCTGAATCTGCTGATTGATTCCAGAAATCTGATCTTCTATCCGCTTTCTTTCGACAGACTCAATCGGAAGGGAATTTTTCTGAACCTCAAGATCATTGATCTGTTTGATCAAAGGTTGAGAATCAACAGTGTATCTCCCCTCAACACCCCTAATAATGTCAGTCAACCTTTTGTTTCTAGATGCATTTTTTTGATCAATTAAATCGGTTACATCATTTACCAGTTTTTCAGATTTTGCAACAAACTGATCAACAGCTTCTCCAGCGATTTTATCAGCGTTTTGAACGTAATTTCCAAGTTGAGTTTTAATTAGACCAGACACTTCTGATCTAGAAAGACCAGAAGATGATCCTTGAGAAAATGAATCTGAAACTATTTTTGCTATGTTATTTCTGAACTCGTCCGGTTTGAGTCCAGAATTAGGAGAATACAAAGTCCGTGCGATTTGATCGGCATATTGAGCAGACAACCCTCCAGCACCCTGTCGCTTAAGTTCTTTTTCAATTTCAACAGCACGATCTTTAATAAATTGCTGCGTAAACGGACGCTCAAACTCAGCGGCAATCAACTTTGGATTTACACTCCTTGCGCGAACAACTGCTCCAGCAACTCCCGGAATGGTTTCCCCAGCCATGCTTAGAAATCCACCAAGTCCAGTGCGAAAAAGAATATCTTCGTAATTTGCGTTTTCATCATCAAGAGACTCTAGCCCAGCCTGAGCTGCTGATGTTAATGTTCCTGAACCAACTCCAAGTGAAAACTGCTTTAACTTGCTTGCTCGTTGGCCGATGTTGAATCCAGGAATAGCAGACGCCGCCATTTCTCCACCTTTGTATTCTTCTGGAGAAATTGTTTGTGCCACACCTTGGCTGGCAAGACTAATGCCGCTTTCTACCAAAGCACCAGTGACAGGGCCAAGACCAGCAACGAACGGAGCAGCAACAAGCGATGGTGCCGTTGCGGCATACATCGCAGAAGCCTTTCTCATTCCGCGAGATTCAGCTTGTGCCAACGGAGTAAGCTGTCCAGATGGGGCAATTCGACCGCCTTGATATTCTGGAGGCGCAATTTGACCTGTAGCTTCAGGCAATCGCCCCATCTCACCAACAAACTTCTCAAATCCTCCAACCTCTCCGGCTCGCTTAACAGCCTCGCTCATGTCTGGCGGCAATGCAGCTACCATGCCCTGCTCTTCTCGCCGACGCATCTCGGCGATGGTTGCCGGACCTTGAGGTGGATTAGGTTGAGCTGAGATTCCTTGTGCTGCCTCGAACTCAGAAATGGCCTTGAAATCCGCTTCTGTAGGCGGATTCGGATTCGACCAGTTGTATTCCCGACCAGACGGAGATGTGATTTTTCCCATAATTACGGGGTGTAAATGAATCCAGAAGAAACGTTAGTCGAACCTGTAAACGGAGTTACACCAGCAGGAAGTGACGGAGCGGTTCCGGTCGATCCAGCGGGAGTAGATTGACGCTGCTGACCAAACGGAGTCAGAGGAAGCTTGTAACGACCAACAAGATCGTTAGCCAACTTCACTTGCTCACGGGTAATTTTGTACCTCGTCTTAAACGAATCAATCGTGTTCCACAAATCTTCCGCCGCAAAATTGGCGAAGTTGTTAACATCGTTGGCAAAGTTGTTGCTCTTAATGTCGCCGATAGCTTTTTTGAGTCGGGTTCCTTCAGACTGAGTAACTGCTTTTCCCGAAGTGGCGAAGGCTTCTTCATTAAAAACCTTTTGAAACCTTTGAAGAAGACCATATGCATTCTTCTCCTCATCAGTCTTAGCCTCCTTTGCCCTTCGGAGAAGCTCTTCAAGATTTCCATCAATGATGCCGACGTACTTTTGAATTTTTCCTTTTCCGTACGTTTGTTCAAACTTGTTCAGCTCATCGATGAGCTTTGAAGAGTTTCTCGCCGTAAGTTCGTCACCTCGAATCTGACGTCCATCTTCTTGCTGAGGGTATTTCCAATCATTTTGCATCACATTGTTTTTGATTCCTGAAG